CGGTGACGTGCTGCGCGTCATCGGCTACACGTTCCATGCCAACGGCGTGCAACAGGTCGACTCGAAGTTCCCGGTTGCCGAGTTCATGCGCTCCTGCGCCCACGACCCGGAACTGCGGGTGATCATGCTGCAGGCGCTCGCCGACGAGGCACGCAGCGCCCACGACGGCGTCAAGCCCGACTGGCTCTACCCGCGGCAACCAGCGAAGCGGGTGACAGCATGAACGTCCACGCCGTGTTCTTCTTCATCGCTGCCCATCCGATCGAGTTCGCGCTCGGCTACGAGGAAGGGCTCGACGACGTCGGGATGACCTACGACGGTGATTCCGCTTCGTCGCGTTCGACGGCCTACGACCTCGGCCGTTCACTGCGCCGTGGGATGCAGCGATGATCGCGGTCATCGTTCACAGCCTGCAAGGGCTCGTCGTCGTCGGCGGGCTGATCCTGCTCGGCCTCTGGCGCAGCTACCGCTCGTGGCGCTTCCGAACGGGGCGCTGGTGATGCCTACCGACTGCCCACCTGATTGCACCTGCCGCGGTCAACGACCGTCATAACCCATCTCCACTCACACGGTGAGTGGCGCTACACAGAAAGGCCCTCAGCACGCGACGTGCTGGGGGCCTTTCGCATTTCCCGAATCAGTTACAACCCATGAAAGGTCACCATGTCAACCCAACTGAATGAGCGTCAGTCGTACCGCTGGATCGCGGAGAAGATGCCTGACGAGCAAGCCCAAGCACTCCACACCTACCTCACCATCAACCCTCAGAAGCGCGGCTCACAATGGCCCGATGCGCTCGACGAGATGCTCAACAGCGACCGTCATCTGGCGGTGATCGAGCGCGTCTACAAGGTCGAGCCCAAGGCCCGCGAGTACGGCGTGTTGCCTGCCTTCGTCGCGCTCACGATGCTGTACGCCCAGCCCAAGGACTTCGGCAAGGACGAGGATGCTCAGCCACGACGTGTGATGTCGGTGATCACCGCCCGCTTCTCGGCGACCTCGATCGAAGGCACCAACCCGTTCCTGGCGATGCAGGAGATGGAAGCTGAGAGCGACGGCACGCACGCGACCGGGGTGAGTGATCTGCAGCCCGCGCCAGGTCGGCTGCGGCTGCCCGATGACGCCCGTGAAGCGTTGGGCTGGAAGCCGGAAACGCAAGAGTTCGGCCCACCCCCGACCGTCACGCCCGGCGTCAGAACACTGTCGGCGACCGACCTCGGCATCGCCCAGGACGACCCAGGCTGGGCTGCAACGGTCGAGGAAGCGATCGGTCTCGACGATTTCGATACGTTGGCGCCTATCGACGAACCCGGACCGTTCCCTGGGCCCAATCCAGCGGCCGAACCCAGCCAGTCGGAATGGATGTACGCCTGGCAGGTGTGGAATCCGCGCTCGTCCAAGTGGGAGTTGATCGGGGCGCTGATGCAAGGCATGTCGTTGCCGTTGGTGACGACCAATCCCCAGGTCGCCGAAGACCTGCGACCGATGGCGATGGCCCACATGGGCGCCAGCGGCCAGCCGATCCGTCTCATCAACTTCGTGCCCGGTGCGATCCTGGATGCGATCGAGCCCGAGGATCGAGAGGTCGACGATGCCATCTGACAGCTATGGCGAGTGGGACGTGATCCCATCCAAGCGCGAGCGGCACGACTTCCACGTCAGCACCAACACCACGCACGGCACCTACCGGGCCCAGTGCAACGTGTGCTCGTGGATGGGACTGCCTCATGTCAGCCGCAACGCCGCCGAGGCTGACGGCGACGAGCACATGCTGTTGATGTCAGGAGACGACGATGGCTGAGTCCAACATCTTCGACGTACAAGCGTCCGAGCCATACGACTACATGAGCACGGCGGATAACAGCGTCCGACGCGTCGTGCCGCAACACGTCAACCTGCGTCTGCATGTGTTGGCGCCGACGATGGAGCGCGTGGTGGAACTGATGCACGAGCACCATCCCGAAGCGGTGTTACATCAGATCATCAAACGCACCAATGTGCGCGACGTGATCGTTGATCCACAAGTGTGGCGCGATGAGCGATGACGTGAGCCGCAGTGAGGGCGAACCTCACGACCGCAAGACACGCCTTGCCAACGAGGTCGCGCGAGCGATCGACGTCCATCCCGACTTCCATGAGGGCGACCAGGTGATCGTCGTCGTCAGCAGCGATGCCGACAAGAGCAGTGGCATCGGGCTGTTCGGCTTCGAGGATGACAAGGATGCGATCGTCACGCTGTTCATCACGTTGCGTGCGATCTGTCGTTCGGCGGGCAAGGACTTGGCGTTCATCGGCATCCCCGACGATGCGGCAGGGATCGACGATGTACCGAGTCGATGACTTGACGCGCTTGGTGAGAACCAAGATCGTGGTCTGTGATGAGTGTGGCTGCTGGCGTTGGACCGGCAGCCGCGACTCGTCGCAGTACGCCAAGTTGAAGCTGCGCGGCAAGACGTTGATCCTGCATCGCTACGTGTACGAGGCGCTGGTCGGCGAGATTCCCGATGGGATGACGATCGACCATCTCAACTGCACGTTGCGGTGGTGCGTCAACCCGGCTCACATGCAAGTGGTGTCGGCGCTCGACAACACCTTGCGTGCCAATGCGACACGTTGGCACGACGTCAAGTTCGATGACACTGGCAATGCCACCGACCGACGACATTGCAAGTCGTGTGCTTCGTTCAAGGCCGTCGCCGTTCACCCCGACCCCGTGTGGTTGCCCAATGTGGCTCGCTCACGGAATGTCGGTTCTTAACCTGATAGCCGCCATCTTCGCTCTGATCGGGATGGTGCTCGCATTTGTGGCCGTTGTCTTGTGGCACCGGACACGCCCCCACTCACCTGGTGAGTGACAACCCAACCCATGAAAGGAAGCAATGAACACACCACCCAACCTGCGCGTCTGCGATGAAGACAACGTCGACGTGCAAACCCTGGTCTGTGATGCGCTCACGCAGATGAATCTCACCTACGCCATGTTGGCGGCGGTGGTGATGAACTGCGAGCCACACAACTCCAAGCTGCCTGTGCTGATCGCTCACGCCCAGGCAGCCAACAGTCAGATGCTGTCGTTGCTACGTCACCCGGCAGGTGGCGCATGAGCCTGCAGGACGAACAGAACCAGCAGTACTACGAGGCGCTCGTCAACCTGCAGAAGTTGGCGACGGCGATGTACGCCCAGGCGCACACGATGGAGACACAGAACGGCGTGCCATGTCAGCGCGTCCGTTCGCGTCTTAGTAAGGCGCGCGAGTACATCGACGAAGCGGTCTACGTCTTCAACATGGACGTCATCCGTGGCGCCAAGACACCGACCAAGGCGCAACTCGATATGCAGTTGGAACAGGAGTTGAGTTGACCACAGCAATGACTGCTGCGAACTACGCCAGATTGGCCTTCGCCGCGGTGGCGTTCATCGTCGCCGCGATGGCGATGGTGATCCTCATCTGGCGTGACTCGCGACCGCGACCGGACGACTTCACGTCGATCGTGCGCAATCCACGTCGGCCCACACCGCAACCCATCCACCACCACACCCATTACTGCCGCCGTATCGGCTGCAGAGAGGAAGCCAACGATGCCAGCAACGACTAGGAAACCACCGATCACACCCAAGATCACACTCGATGACCAAGACGACGGAGTCTGCGTTGCGGTCTACGAAGTGATGACCTACCGCTTCCTGTTGATGGACGGACGCACCATTGACGTGCGTGCGATCCAAGCCGACAGCTATCTCACCGACGCTGTCTTGAAGAAGACCGGCGCGAAAGGAATCAGTGGTGTCACGACATTGGACCGGCCCACCGACGAGAAGGGTAAGGGCGATGAGCGGGTGGGACCAACGGTATGACATCGAATCGTGGGAGCACGACGAACGGATGAAGTCGTCCGACTGGAACCACAACATCTGCAACGAGTGCTGGAACAAACTCCATCCAGGCGTACAACCGCATCGGGTCAAGCTGCGTAAAGGCATCGCCTTGCTGTGCTGCTGGTGCGGTTTCCCAACCCAATCAGGCATCTACGTCCGCGAAGACCCGGCCGTGATGCGCAACTGTCAACACACCGTTGAGGTCATCATCCCTCAACACGATCAACCCAAATAGAAAGAGCAGCAATGCCCCAAACACCATCCAAACCCAGGACATACCAACAGGACGTCAGCAAGATCGCGCAGGCGGTCGACGATGCACTCGTGATGACGATCGACAAGATCGACCACAACGACCATCTCGACCTCGACAACATCTTGTTGGCGTTGGCGGAGGCGCGTGCCTACGTCGTCAAGGCACAACTCTCGGCCACCGTTGTCGACACGATTCTGATTGAGGTCAAGAACGACCGCGACCGGGTCTTCGCTGACGAGTTGCCGCCGTACCCGACACCGAACGCGTTGCCGAAGATCAAAGCGCAAGGACACAAGAAGCCGCAGTACAAGAAGGGCATCCAGGCCTTGTTCAAGGGCGCCAGGGAGTTCGACTGTCCGCGCTGTGACGCCGAGGCAGGCACCAACTGTTTCAAGTTCGACGGGCCGGGAGCGCATCCGAAGCTGACGACCGAACGCAACGACGGCACGTTCTTCCATCACCAACGGCAGGACTTGGCGAAGGCACACAACGACCGCATTCGCAAGGCAAACATCATCAGCTGAATCTCATCAACCCAATGAAAGGAAGGCAATGACTACAGCAACGCGCGATGACATCGTGTGGTTCTGGATCGGCATTGACGATCACCTGGAAGCCCTGCGCTACAACTGGGGCACCCAGGACCGCTTCACGCAAGCGGGGATGTGGGATGTCACCGACGACACCTATATCAACGGCATACCGCTGATCCTCGACGGCGACTACTACATGGGCTACCTGCTGGAAGTGGCAGAGCGTGACAGCGACACGATCAGTTACGTCGCGATCGCGCTCTATCACGGCAAGTGCCCGGAGTGTGGCTACCAAGCGCACGACTCGATGTGGTTCGAGCCCGGTGGCCCGATCGCCATCAACGACGTGCCCGACACGCTGACCACCGCCTGTAAGTGGACGGTCGACGTGATCCATGGCATGTGGGACAACGCCAACGAGACCGGCATCGAGAAGCACCACGAGACCGGCTGCCCGCGTGACGAATCAACCCAAGAGGAAGGACAACTGAATGACCAAACCCAAGAAGCCTGAGCCCGAGCCCAGGCGTCGTCGGCCACCGGAGCCGTGGCCGCAATACGAGGTACCGGTCGTGGTGCCGGTATCAGGTTTCCGCGATCAGGTGCATCGCATCACCTACCTACCGTGGGGCAACGTTCGCCTCGGCGCGGTCGGTTGGGAAGTGTGGCCTGATCGCAGCAACCGCAACATCCTGGTCTACATCGTGCCGTCCACCAAGGAAGGTGAGTTGGAGATTCGTTGCCATCTCACCTGGGATGACCCGGACCCGACCCAAGACCAGCTTCTGGGGTGCATCACGATACCGATCGCGTTGCTCGACCCAGATGAGTAATAGCTTCCACTCATCCAGTGAGTGGGCGTCGATGTTCGACGCTCACTCACTCAGCACTACCGAATCAACCCACAATGAAAGGCCCAATCCCATGCCATCTCAGGCACTCGCAACCCTGTCCTTCAACGACCTTGTTCGCAAGGTCGGCGGCACACCGGACAACGCCCGCCCGGTCGTGTTCCCGGCAGGCAACCATCAGTTCAAGTCACCTGGGCAGTACGCCCAGGACCCGTTGTCCTCGAAGCAGGTCTACTGCGACGAGGTCGACGCCATGTACGAATACGTGTCGCAGCACGAGAACCTGTCCTACGGCTACAACGACGTTGCCGTGTGCATGACTCGTGTGCTGCGTCGCTGCGACGGCGGCGTTGCCCGTTCCGTCAAGGCCAGCCCCTTCAAGCTGCCGTCCGAGCGAGTGGTCGACACCGGCTTCGACAGCAAGGGCAAGATGCGTCACGAGACGATCCCCGGTGACTGGATGACGATCCCCGGACTCGACGGGAAGTGCCGTGCGGTGGCACTCCCGGACGGTACTGGTCGGGTCGAGTTCCAGTTCCGGCGTTTCTGCCAGGACGCAATCAACGGCTTCTTCGCGTTCATCCGCGAGGAACTCGAAGAAAGGTCGATCTACCGCGGACAGATCATCACGTCCGACTACGAGTACATCAACGTCGCCAACTTCGATCGCAATCAGGTGGTGTTCAACGCCGAACTCGCGGAAGCGATCAAGGTTGCGTGCATCTCCCCGATCGTGGACCTCGACGAGTTGATCCGCGCCGGTGAGCGGCCGAAGCGGTCGGTGTTGCTGTCGGGCCCGCCAGGGACCGGCAAGACGCTGCTGTTCAACGTCGCTCAGTCATTGCTGTTCGAGATGGGGATGACCGGCATCATCGTCAAGGCTGGCGGTTCCGCACAGGACATGGCGAACGGGCTGCGCGTTGCCCGCAACTACATGACCAAGACCGGCATCGTCGGGCTGTTCATCGAAGACATCGAGAAGATGGCCGACAAAGATCGGTCGCAGGCACTCGACAACCTCGATGGCTCGGTCGCCAAGAGCGACCGCATCCTGATCATGATGACGACCAACTTCCCAGATCAGATCAACTCGGCGTTTCTGCGTCAGGGTCGCGTCGACGACTACATCGAGGTCGGCCTGCCCGACCAGGATGCGTTCACGCGTCTGATCCAGATGCGGTTGAAGGAGCGGCTCGCCGACGACGTCGATTGGGCTGCCGCCTTCGAGGCGTTCCACGACTACACCCCGGCGTGGATCGTGGGTGGCATGAGCAAGGTCATCCGTTCCGTGATCGCCCGTACTCACTCGTCGGACAACATCAAGGTCGGAACCGACGACCTGGTCACCGGCGCCACGTTGATGCGCCGTCAGTGGGAGTTGCAGGACTTGACCGCCAAGCGGCCGACACCCCTGCCCGCCCTCGACGAAGCATTCCGCGAGGCGATCAAGACGGCGATGGGTGAGGGCATCTCGCTCAGTGTGGACACGCTCGATAAGGGCGACGTCTACGAGATGGCGGCAAGCGCCATCGACGCCAAGCTGGACGGTGCCCCGCTCGGTTTGAAGACCGAGACCGGCAAGCCGTTGACGGGGAACCTCTCGACCAACGACTGAGTCCTGGGGGTCGTGCCCGGAGGTAAGAGCGGAGTAGTCACCGGGTGGAACTTCCGCCGCCCCCACCTTCACCCACTCATCCGATGAGTGGACCTCTTGTTGGCAGCCCGCTGGTCTATAGACCGGCGGGCTGCTGGCATTCACCAACCCAAACGAAAGGAAGGTCCGATGTACTCGGACGAAGACCTCATCAAGATTCATGACACGGTGCGCGAAGGCAAGGAACATCTCGTCGTCGAGCACGGTCAATACAACATGCCGCCGGTACTGGCGTTGCACTGGCAAGGCCACACCCACTCGGCGGTGATCGACCTGTTGCAATCGACGACGGGACTGACTGAGGCGTTGCAGCGTAGAGGCGCGCCCCAATCCGTCGTGGACAACGCGATGCGACCATCGGTGGTGCTGCACGCCATCTTGGACATGGTCGTCAATCATCAGCGACGACCACCGGCGGTTGGTGGCGGCAAGATTCGGCTCCCACCACCTGACGTTCCCCTCGAAGAAATCTGGCTGTCGCTGGAACAGTTCCAGTACGGCGCGGAGAACGATCGCGAGAAGGCGTTGGCGATGGCAGGCACGCTGCAGGAAGACTTCGAGACCAACCCGGACTCGAAGGTGCTGGAAGCGCTTGCCACCTACGTGGCGATGACCGACTCGGCCGGGATCGGCGAGTGGGCCCGGTTGACGTCGGCGCATCGACGTATCGAAGGCGGTGGCATGGAATGGCTACCGACCGAGATTCGGCGATCGGATCGCGAACCGCTCGACAAGGCCGAAGAAGTCGACGCCTTGCTCGACGTGATGCTGCCGTACCTGACGCGGGAGTCGCTGGCATGAGCCTCGAACCGGAGATGTACGTCGACCTCACGATTTCGTTGATCCGTGGGCTGCTCGAAGAAACGATCGAAATCACTCACGTCGCGCAGTTGCTCTACATGGCTGCGCAGCCGACGACGACGACCGAAACCTTCGAGGTCACCGACGAAGTCAAAGCGGAACTCACCGACTGGATTCCCGATGACCTCGCCGGTCTACGCGCGGTGACGATCGTTCAGATCAACCTGATCTGCATCGACGAAGACCACAAGCACCCAGAGGGTGAGCACACTCACATCGCTCAGGTGTTGCGGTTGGAGACGGCGCCAGGTTGGGACCCCAGACAGGTCCATGCCAATCGCACCCAACTCGACGAGGTCATCGAACGGGTCGGCCGACGTCGCTTGCCCGCTGACCTCGCCAATCACTTGGTGATGTCGACCGGGATCGGCAATGTCGGTCTGCGCGACCTGTTGCTCGGCGTCAAGGACGTCGATGCCGAGGTATCCGACTTCCGCAAGGAACTCGACCGTTTGTTCCCAACAGCAGAGGAAGGAGGAAGAAATGAGTGACCGCATCAACATGCTGCCGTTGACCGACTATGAGTTGTCGGTCAACGCCAAGATGGCTGACATTCATCGGCAATCGCTGATCAAGAAACTTGAACGGATCAACGGCAACCCGATCGAACGCCAGAACACGCTCGACGAAATCGAGGCATGTTCGGCCATCTCGCAGAAGGCACGTCGCATCGACGATGCACGGTTAAAGGTTGCTCAGTGAGCGAGAACGCTCGGCCGGTCGTCACTGAGACGGTGCGGCTGAGTGACACCACCAACGCACTCATGATGTCGAACGACACGACGCTCTACGGCTGCACCTGGCCGAAGTGCAACTACGTCGTCGAGACGCGTGAGTCAGTGCCGCGTCATTACCGACAGCACAGCGGACAAGCCGCCCAACGGCGGCGGGCAGAACGACGACCGCGATCAGCAGTCGTCGTCAACGAAGTACTCGAAGCAGCATTGGCGTTGCTCGACATGGTGCAAGACCTTGTCGACAAACTCGATTCCTTCGATGCCGAGTTCACGGACATGCGACGACAGATCGCTGAACACGCGATCACCGTCGAAGGCTTGCGAATGCAGGCCGAAGTGAACCGTGAGAAGGCCGAGGCCTACGACCGTCTCCGACAGTTACTGAGTGTCGAAGATGCCACGTAAGCCGAAGCCACCCGTCGTCTTGTACGGCGCACCGCGGCGCGGCCGCAAACACGAGTGCCCGCATTGTCACGGCGTTACCCGCGCCGTGAAGGGCACGTCGTTAGAGCAAGCGATCGCCAACCACGAAGCAACGTGTCCGGCGATCTTCCGAATCAACCCAGCAAAGAAAGGCAAACCCAATGGCAGATAAGAAGATGACCGACAAACAGCGACGAGAATCGCTGGCACAACAGGCAAGAGCGCGCGACCTTCCAGACGCATACCTGGACTGTCGATCACTCGGCCACGCCTGGCAAGAATGCGAGCCCGACCGACCTGCCAAGTTCGGCGAGCTACACGTCTACCAATGCCTGCGCTGCCTCGGCATCCGCGATGACTTGATCGCCCCTCGCTTCGGCGAGTTGCTGTCACGCGGCTACCGACATGCGCCGGGATACATGCAGCCCGTACCCGAGGATGGCACCCGTCTGTTCTCGGCATCGGCGTTGCGAGCAGAACGTCGCCGCCGACGTGAGGAAGGCGTCCGTCAATACGCCCAGGTTCGTCAGTGGGACGAGTCAGTCACCCAACCAACATCACAACCCATTGTTCGCAAGAACGGAAGGAACGGTAAGACCCCATCATGAACAAGATTCATCAACTCAGGTTTCGCGCAGTGGCCGACATGATCGAAGCCAACGACGGCTTCGACTACAGCATCTGGGCAGCCCGCAACATGGATGACGACGAGAGCGGCATCATGTTCATGGACAAGCTGGACGACGTCGGCGGACTCGACGCGACGTGCGGCGCGGTCGGCTGTATCGCCGGGTGGGCGGCAACCGTCGCCCTCCGCAACGGCTGGCAACCTCGCGGGCCGTTGAGCGAACACTGGCACGACATGACCGTCGCCCAATACGCCGGGGAATACCTCGGACTCGACACCATGCAGCAGGACCGGCTGTTCCTCGGTGACGCGATGCGCGCCGCCGGACTCTACGACAACCGCATCTCGCTGGAAGCGGTCCGCGAGGAAGCGACCGGCGCCGAGGCAGCCAAGCTGCTGCGGATGGTGGCAGACGGCGAGGTCACGCTGTGACGCCGCCAGCAGATACCCCATCAGGGCAGGGTCCCGATCCGTTGGTGACGATGGTGTCGGGCTACGTGATCGGCAGCTTGCTGCACGGCGGGCTCGACCTGTCGTTGATCAGCGTCGACGCATCGACCAACGACAACCGCGCCACGTTCGTCGTGGAAGGCAAGCACACCCGCAAGCGGCTGAGCGTGTCAATCCGGGAGTTGCACGAATGAGCGATCCGATCTGCAATCACCGTTGGGAAGCACCGCGAGTCGAGACCCCGAACTCGATGCCAGTGACCCATGTGTGTGCGCTGTCAGTCAGCGAGCCAACCATGACCCACAACGGCGAGCATCGTTGCAGTTGTGGTGCGGTCCTCTCACTGTTCGATGAGTGAGTAGCGTTCCACTCACCTGGTGAGTGGACTTCACCGAGAGGCCCCGTCATCTTCGGATGGCGGGGCCTCTTTCGCGTCCCGGCGCAGGCGCGGACGCTCAAACGTGGCGAGCACGGCGCGGGCGAGCCGCAACGTCGCCACCGCTCCCAACACCAACCCGAGCGCGAATGTGCCAGCGAGAGTGACCGCGTCCCACTGAACATCGCGCACTCATCAAATCCGAATGCCCAGCGCTTCGATCACGTTGGCACCAACGTCTCGCACATCGCCCCATCCGTTGACGCGCTGCCCTTCGGTGTTGACGAACCGGAAGCAATCATCCTTGGCGAGCAACACCTTGACGTTGAAGTCATCCTCGCTCGGCGTGTAGCGGGTCATCCCGTCACCGATCCAGGCGGTGCCGTTCTCATCGAGTGCTACGACCATGCTCTTGTCATCCTCTCCTATCGGTGGTGCCGGTTCGCCCGGTTGCGGCTGCGGCGGCGGGGTTGGTTCGGGGCCAGGGTCCGGGCCAGGCAGTGGTGGTTCGGCTCCGGCGCGACTGGCGGCTTCACCCTCGACGTCGTCCTGCGACCAGGTGCCGCTCGACGTGACAGAGGTTGGTCGCCACGGCCCCTGGACGGCAGAGGCCGTGGCGGGGTCGATCTTACGATCCGGTGCGTAGTACTGGTGCATACACACATCGGTGGGATTCAGCCCGAGCCGACGACAGAGCATGTTCGAGAGCAGGAAGTAGGCGTCGATCTGTGCTTGCGGCCACGGCTCGCCGACGCCGTTGTTGGCAGCCTCGATCGACACCGCGTAGGTGTTCATCGAATCCTTGGGGACGTTGCCTTTGCTGAACCCGACCGGCCCGCCTTTGCCGTTGGTGTTCGTCGCCCCGCCCGCACAGACCCACACTTCGCCCTCACGCGTCAGGAGTAGGTTGCTGATCGGTGCGTCTGGGGAGTTGTGACAGATGTAGTTGGCGTCGTTGGCCGGAGTGGCTTTGGACGCGGTGTGGTGAAACATCACCACCCAGGGACGCCCGCTCTCGTACCCGCCTGATGATCTGGCTCGTTGCTGCCAGCCATCCATCTCAACAACCCTGAGCCCTTCGGCTCGGCACCAATCAGCCAGTTCGGTCAGATACCGCGAGCCCATGACGCCTCCGTTTGCGCGCTTCGTTGTAGCACGCGCGACATCGCATCCATCCGTGCTTGTCGATCGCGAGGTTCGCCGGGAAGGGGTGCCCGTTGCGACATTCGGTTCGATCGCGCAGCAAGGGGCCGTCCTTGTGTCGACCCTTGGAATGCATGTCGTGCATGTTCTCGGTCTTGGTGCCGAGTCGTAGGTGTGCGACGTTGATGCACGGCGGGTTGTCGCAGGTATGCATCACGATCAGCCCATCGGGGATTGGACCGTATGCCTGCTCGTACGCCAACCGGTGTGCGTAGCGAAGGACGTACCTGCCGTCGACGAGCACCTGACGGCGCCCGTACCCCCTGGCGTTGCGGTTGCCTTCGTACTCGATGCACTTGGACTCCATAGAGTGTCATACTAGCCATGCCGGGCACGCTCCCTGAGCGTCGGCAAATCCTCACGGAGTTGATCGAGTCGTAGTTTCTGGCGCTCGTCGAGTTGCTCGTAGATACGCCGGTAGGCGCTGACTCGTTGCTCGATGCTGGTGATCAGATCGTCGATCGGACGAATCCCACGCGAGGCGTCAAGCGCATCGAGTCGCATGACCAAGTTCCGCGCCATGTCGTCGGCACGATCCCCCACATCGAAGCTGTCTTCTGGCTCCCAATCGAACCGGTCGAAGTCGGTCACTTGCGCTTCTTCCCGCCACGAGCCTGGCTGGCCTTGATCGCCCGGCCCTGACGCTCGGCCTTGGCCTTGGTCTTGTAGGTCTTTCCAACGGTGCCGTACTTGTAGCCACCTTTGGTCTTGTGTACCGGCATCTCAGCCTCCAACTGCGGCACGTCGCCGTGCCTGATCGCGTTGCTCGAAGTATCGGTTCATCGCTTCTGACTGCATCTGCTTGTCGCTGATCGTGCGC